CACCTCAAAAACTTAGAAGCTCCAAAGTTTCACTATTCCATGAGCGATGAAGAAACTGGGGAGACTATTGTTGAATATAAATTTACTGAACATTCATATGAAGAGGAAAGTGTAGACATGGAAGAACTTATGAAAGAAATGATGGCCATGCTTGCTGAGATTAAAGATATGCTCAAGCCGGATGAAGAAGAGGAGCCGGCCGAGGATAAAGATGAGCAAGATATGGAAGATAAAGATATGGAAGAGGGCAAAGACAAAGAAATGTCGGACAACTCTGAAACTGTCGAACTCAACGAACAAGAGAGCCTCAAAGAGAAAATTGCTTCTCTAGAATATGAGCTTAAGGCTCAAAGAGTTCTCGGCGAAGTCGAAAAAGAGCTTTCGGGTCTCGATGAGCAGACCAAGAAAGATATGGCAGCTTTGAAAATTGCAAACAAAGACTTCTATGAGCGTCTGGCATCGCAGATGAAAAAGAATAACATCACTCTTGGTGAAGTTGGCGAAGTTGGTACTCCGTCGCAGGTTATTATGAACTTCTCGGAAGCTAAGAAGGCTGCAAGAAAAGCTGGTTGCAAAGCTGGCGAGGAAACGCTTGAGTGGATCAGTAAACACTATCCGCAATTTGTTTAATCTAGGAATTTAATTTAAGAAGAGGAAATTTTCAATGAGTGAAATGAAAGAAAAAGGAAACATCCCAGCTGCTGAAGCGATCTCGCGCGGACAGGTTGTTTATATCGATTCGAACGGTGAATTGAACAGCACAAACGATGCTACTACAAATCTGCCATATGGTGTGGCACAGCGCACGATTGCTTCGGGTTCGAAGGGTGGCGCTGCAATTGAAGGCATCGGGAAATGTCTCGTGTCTGGCGCTGTCTCGAATGGTGAATATCTCGTTCCGGCGGACAATGGTCATGCTGTTGCAGCTGGCAATGCTCGTAAGTACGTGTTCGCACGCTGCTTGGAAGACAAAGCTGAAGGGGCTGCTGATTTGATTGAAGTTCAAATCTTCCCTGCATTCAGTGGTTCGGTTTAATTTTTAGTTTAATTTAAGAAAGAGGAAATATAATAATGGCTTATGATACAGTAGCAAAAACTACGGTTGACGAGATTTTTGAAGGGTTGCAGGGAACTCCATCCGCTGTCGCTGATCGTGCTTGTAAAAGAGTAACGGTCGACAGTCGAGTTGGCTCGTATGCTGCTCATGCTTCATACGGTAATCTCTCTCAACTGTCCGACGACGGTCTTGCAGAGGGCGTCGAAGCTCGTGAAAAGGTTCACAATGTGACAAACACGGACTTCTCGCTCAAGCGATTTGTCGGAATTGGTTCGATTCACGATGGCGATAAACTCTCGCTTCAAAAAGGTAATTTCTCGCCGCTCACACGAATGGCCGAGTCTTGCCGAAGAGAGGCGGGCGCAAAGCTCGATAGTCAACTTAACACCGTCCTTACAGACACTGACCTGAACTTGACTCAGGCTGTTGGTAACGGAGCATGGTCGAGTTCTTCGTCTACTCCTTATGCCGACATCACCGCAGCTCTTAAGAAGTGCGGATATGGAGACCTTATGGTCCTCGGTCGAGAGCAGATGGAAGAGCTTATGGAACACCCAGACTTTACTGGTAAGTTCCTCGGCTTCGCAGGTGGAGCAATCGCTCCGGGTGAACTTCAGGGCGTTCTTCGCTCGCTGTTCCCTTCGGTCCGAACAATTGTTCTCGGTGACACCGTTTACAATTCGGCCAATGTAGCTGACACTGTCTCTCTTGCATACACCTTTGATGGTACTGCTTGGGTTGGTCACTCTGAAGATCTCGTGTTGCTTGAGCTTCCGGGATTCGAGAGTGAGATGGCTCGAAACATCTTCGCTGAAAAGGATATCGTGAGATATACTCGACGCGCTCAGGTGATTCGACCTCACAAAGAAATGGGTTGTACTTTGACTGGCGTTTAATCCAAACGCCTTAACAATTAGCTCACAGATCCGGGTTTTTCTCCTAAATTCTCCTATAGTTTTCCCGGATCTGTGGGCTTTTTTTGTATTTAGCTCAACAAATTTCCTAATTATTCTGATTTTAACCTAATAAGAGGAGAATAAAATGAGCGAGAAAACAAGAAGGGTTTACATTGGACGATATGACAATGTTAATTATATGACCAAAAGCCCTATAAAGCGAATGCAGGTCGTCGAAATGTCCGATCAAGAATGGTTTAGGTACAAAGAAGCCAGAAAGTTGTTCATTACAGTCGAAGAATTTGATGCTCATGTTGATAAAGTAAGGCATCGAAAAGATCTTGAGGCATGGTTAATCGGAAGATGGGAGAGACAATATAGTCTAGCAGTTAGCCCATATGGTGTTGTGACAGACAATTGCAAATTAGAATTGTTGAAATATTTCACGAAGATCGATAAAGAAAAAGATCTTTTATCTGAAGCATGTGACGCAGTCGGGCTAGATTATATAAATGAAGGCCCAACATGTACCAAGGATAAACTAATTAAGTTGTGTGAACACGTCGGATTTGATTATGCCCGTGAAGAACTTCCTCGCGGAGATCTCATTGTTCACTTGAAATATATCTTTGGAATTGATCATCCGAAATTTTCAACGAAGAAAGAAGAGGAATAAAACATGAAACTAGTTGATATGAAAATCATAAAAGAAACAATGATTATCTGGAAGGGTAAACCGCACAATAAGGGCAAGGTTATCGAGGGAATCCCTGAAGATGTCGCCCTGAAATATGTGGCAAAGGGTATGGGCGAGATTCAAGAAGCTCGGGAGCCTGAAAGACCCAAGAAAGTTACTAAAACAAATGAAAAAAAAGAAGATAAAGGGGGTGATGAATAATGTCGGCAGTAGATTTTGGCGTTACAATAGATGAAGTAAAGGAATATCTTCCATACAGTTCGGGAAGCATCACGTATACAAGTGAGCCTTTGGACAATGATGATATCGCCGAGTTTATCTATGATGGTGGCGCTTATTTTGCCGGTCTTGTCAGGCGATCTAATATCTCTGCGACCTCTGGTGTGGCTCAAGAACAGATGGCCAAGGGTGTAAAGTTGTATGCGGCCAAACAAGCTCTTAGAGTTATGGGAAATTCTGGTCAAGATTATCAAAGAATCAGTGATGAACTGGAGAAGCTGGAACAACTTTATATGAAGAACCCCTCCAGCATTGATGAATCACCCACACGAGTCCGGTCCAATATTGAACAGAGTTCAACAAAACCTTCAATGAAATTTAGAGGAACTTCTTTTGAATTTTAAAGTTACCGGCCTAAACAAAGTAAAAAAGCTTATTGAGGACTTGCAAGAGAGAGCATCACCCGAAAAATTAGGCGAGGAAATCCACAAGTTTACAAATCCTAAGCTAGAATCCTTGCACGATACAGAGGGCAGTTCAGAGGGCGTTGCATGGAAACCAACGAAAGAGCCTGACGAGTCCGATGGTCGCTTGAAAGATTCTGTCAGCAATCCATCAAATTCGGAGCATGTCTATCGAGTAAATGGCAGAGTAATTCAGGTTGGAACATCAACGCCATATGCTGTGTATCAGCATCTTGGTACAAAATGGATGCCTGCTCGAAAGGTGGTCTATCTTTCGTCACAATCACAAAAAGAATTGGCCGGTAAACTCGCAAAGTTTATCGCTAACGGAAAAGAATAAGAAAGAAATTATCAATATCAACGAAAAACACTATTTATGGTAGTTTTTCGACAATTAGATTAGAGGAATATATATTATGTCAGAATTGAGTTCAAATAGAGGTCGAGTGGTTTTCATTTCGGAAGCCAGCTATGGCACAGATGCTATAGACACAGCATATACCACAGCGACATCAGATATTATCTATCAAGATGTTCGCTCAATCACATTCAACCCTCCCGAGGTTGTCGATGTCGAGATTCCACGAGTCCGGCACACAAATGGTGGAGTAAAATCGGGTAAAATCCCGAATAAAGGAGCGGCATCGATTGAGATTGGTCTGACTGGTTTTATTGCAGCATCCGCCGGCAACGAGGTCCCATATTACTCCGCGCTCTTGAAAGCATCTCAGCTTGCCGAGACGACCACATCAGGGGATAAGTCAACATATACTCCGGCAACGCAACAGCAGGATGCGATGACTCTGTATTATTACATGCAGAATCTCGAAAATAACAATGAGCGCTTGACATACATGACCGGAGTTCGAGCAGCCTCAGAGATTACATTTGAATTAGATTCTGAGCCGTATCTCTCCGCTGAGTTGGTTGGTCAATTTTATGAGGTTACTGATGACCTTGCATTTCACAGTGCATCAAACGGCCAAGTTGCTCTACGAAAAGATGGCTCCCCCGCAACTCCTCGCTCAACGGGTGAAGAAAAATATGCAGATAAAGAGCCTATCATGTGCAATAACGCTACTATCACTGTCGACGATGTCACGTATCCCTGCTCGAACATTACATTCGCACTGAATTATACTCTTGACGAAAAGAGAACAGTGAATGGTGGTGCGTCTTCGCTTGATAAAGTTATCGCAACCAAGCCCGCGACTGGTGCTCGTGTTATGGCCAATGCAACAATCATCGATGGTGATGCAGCATTCGACAATATCATGAGCAATTATGTAACAGGCTCGGAGATTGGCGTGTTCTGTGCTGCTCAGAATGAAAATGATCGAATTGAAATCTCTGGCTCTGGTGGACAGATCCTCGGAACTCCTAGTTTCTCGCAAATTGGGAATTTGATAAGTCTTGATATTCAAATCGCCTTCAACAAATCGTGGAGTGAAATGACTGATCGCGATTCGTGGCAGATGACGTTCACGAGTTCGGTCTAATCAAATCTAAGATTAAATTAGATAAAAAAAGACCCCTGTCCGAATGGTGGCAGGGGTTTTCTGTTAGAATCTTTTAGAATAGATTAGATATGCTTCCATAATTTTCTATTTTTGATTTTAGAGATTGTACCTTTCGATACACCGAACTTCTCGCCGATCTCTCGCTGAGTTAAATCAGAGTCGCACAATAGGATTTTGATCTCTCGAACAGCATCGGCGGTGAGTTTGGGATTGGGTGATTTTTCTCCGAAACCCCTTGTTCCATGACGAACGGCATCATCGTGATTCATTTTGGCCGACCCAAATCGAAGATTCTCGACATGATTGTTATAAGGATCGCCGTCATTGTGTAAAACACAAGGATAGCCATTCGGGTTTTTGAGAAAATGTTGAGCAACAAGTTTATGAATTCTTTCAGTTTTTCTTTTGCCGTTTTTTAACAAGTTTATTTGATAATAGCCACCTCGGTTTGTTCGAGCCTTCAACCAACGTCCTTTAGTTCCTCGACAAGATTTATCACTCCAAACTCGTCCATAATTCGAGATATAATAATCTGGGTATCCATCAATCCGCTTCAGTTCTTCGCCATCTTTTAAATTTTTCATAATTTCGATCCTATAAAAAAACTCCCCGATAAAATGCTAAGGATCGAAGAAAGCAAATCACCGGGGAGGTTAACTAACAAATTTTGTAAGGTCTTCGATCCTTTGTACTATATATATCACGGAGAGGCCACCAAGGTCAAGAAAAAATAGGAGATCCCCCACCATGATGATCGTAAAATATAACTGGAATGGTGTCGAGTTCGACTTAAAGATTCCTCGCCGGGCATACGATGTTTTGGAATTGGTTCAGAGACTTCTTCCAAACCATGAGCTAGAGCCATCACCGGACAACCTTCGAGCAATTCACTATTATCTTGCCGAATATATCTTAGAGTTCACCGCTCTAGACGACGATGGCGAAAAAATAACAAAAAAAGATATAGAAACAGTTGAATTCCTCGATATGTTGCCCAATGATGCAATTATCGGGCTTTGTAATAAACTTTTGAGTCATGTTGGATACGAACCGGCTGTTCTTGAGAGGTTCAACAATGCATATCAACAACTTTATCTTGCTGAGCCCTGCCCATGTGGATTTTGTAAAGGGAAAACCAAGACAAGAAAAGCTAATTGTGCTCTAAAAGATGTCGAGCAGATTGAATTAAACCTTTTAACCTCTTATCTCATACTTAAAGATGATCCTATAACCGATTCTGTTCCATATTGGGTTTTTCAGTTGAAGAGTGAGGCCAAGAATGCAGAGAGGAAATTCAACAAGCGCAAACAAGAACTCAAACAGAAAGAAGAACAATTAAGACAGAAATTAAATCTTAAAAAATAAGGAGAAAACATTATGAGTAATGAGAAAACATTTGTATTTAGAAGGAAGAACAAGGTAATTGGCGAGCATGAGACCAATGGTCTTGTATTCAAGTTCAGAAAATCGACTACAACTGAGAAAGCTGCATTCGCAAGAAGTGCGCCAGTCCTTTCTGGAGTAATCATGACACTTCTATCATCGGCAATTAAGCAAGAGAAATCAGATATCCTTGATTATAAAGGCGAGAAGATCGGAGAATATGATCCATCCAACCAAAATATCAAAGCAGATATCCCAGTCAAAGATTACGAAGAATTTATTCGATATCTCGTGATGCTAACAGATTCGGTCGATAATCTCGTAGATGAAAATGGCACTGAAGTTCATTGGGCTGATTTAGAACAAGAAGAAAAAGAAGAGTTGCTCAATCAAATGGGCGACAAAAACCTTTATGAGTACATCTTGAGAATTATGATCAAAACAATCATGGTCGAGAATAACATCACCGAAAAAAATGTAGAAGATAAAAAAGAAGAAGAAAATAAAACGGATGGAGAAAAATCCGAGGAATAAATGAATGGCCAGTGAAAAAGTAACAATTGATTTTGAGTTAGGTGGCGATATAGCCAATGAACTCGACCAAGTCAATAGGAAACTCAACAGGACAATTGATAAAACCAACGAACTTGGCAATGCCTCGTCTAATTCTGGCGGATCTATTGCCGGTAAATTGAATCCTGCTCTTATTGCGGGCGCTGGCGCGATGGGCGCACTGACCATGGCAGCAGATCTTACTGCAAGGGCAATTTCGAACATCAGCGAGTTTCTTGCCGACTCGATCATGCTCTATGAAGAGCAGTCCGATGTCAATCGACTGTTGAAAAGATCAATTGATGGCACAAATTTATCAGCCATAGAATTCAATAAAGTATTTAATAAACAACAAGACATAATCAGCGACCTAGCACAAAAAACCCGATTTGCCGACGAAGAAATCTCGCGAGCGGGATCATCACTCCAAAACATGACAGGGATTTCATTGAGTTCGGCCGAGGGTACACGAGCGCTCTCTCTTGCACTCGATGTTGCCGCAGGCTCAGGAGAAGATCTTAAGGGTGTCACGGAGGATATCGCCAAAGCTCAAAAAGGTGAAATCTCGGCCATCGAAAAATATGTCAAACTCACAAAAGAACAAAAAGATGAACTCAACCAAATAAAATCAGCCAAAGATCGCGCCCGTCGGGCTTTAGAGATGCTCTCTGATACATATGGAGAGGCCGCTGTAGATCTGAATAAGGGATTTTTTGGAGAATTAAAGAATCTTCAGGATGCTCTTGACGACACCAGACAAAAAATCGGTGAGGTGATTGTTGAATCCAAGGCGCTTGACCCAATTATCGGCGCTACCGCCGATTCTTTTGTTGGCCTACAAGAAATCTTGGAGAAGAACAGTAGAACAATTCAACTCTTTTTGATAGTGGCCATGATCGAGGCTGTTGATGTTTTCATAAACGCCATTGAAGTCCTTGATATTTTCGCTCCAGTTGTTGCTTCAACATACCATGGCCTCATGAGTCTCGGTCATGCTATGGACTTTATCTATGATGCTATCACACTCGCATTTGGGGCGGGGATTCAAGGTGCTATCGAGAAGATCAAAATCTTTGTTGGTTTCTTGAAGCCTTTGGCAGAATTTAGCCCAACACTCAAAAAGATTGTATCAAGTATCGATGAGACAGCTGGTAAAGGATTAGCATTCGCGAAGAAGCAAAATAAAGAGCTTCAAGAGGATCTTGTAAAGTCAGCCGAGGCGAGTGCGGAATCAATGAGATTAGCTCTTGAATCAGGGCTTCTTCAATCAGGGACGACTGAGCGAATAAAGGCGATGATCGCCGATCTTCGCGAGGGTGCAAAAGAATTAAAAAGAGATCTTCTAACTACAGATTTATCAGGTAACGACGACGATGGTGGAGGAAGCGGCGGCGGAGGTGGAGGAGGGGGCACCAATGATACCCCAACAACTCCAGAAGATGACGAGGATGGTGAAGATATCGGTGCTCTATTAGAAAAAGCACAGATTCAGGCTCGCCGAAACACTCTTCTTGAGTATGAATTAGAAATTTCTCAAGCGAAATCTGAAATTGATAAACTGTTACTTTCGTTTGAGAAAGACAAATTTGATATCTTGACCTCAAATCTTAACCCTCAAGAGGAAGCTCTTCGTTTAAAAATCTTGGAATCGGAAACAGAGAACGCTCTGAATGAGATTCTTGCTGAGAGAAATGAGATAACGCCAGATCCTGTAAATGAGAATGAAATACTTCGAGAAAGAATTGAACTTATTCAACAGCAGACCGCGGCAATCAATGGGACAATTGGTGCTCTGAGTGCTTTTGGTGATGTAGGAAGTAATTTTGGAGGAATTCTCTCATCAATCAATCAGACTGTTGGTAAATTCAAAGAGTTAGAGGCTGCTGGTAAAAATGGTGCAGCCGCTATTGCTGGTGGTCTGTCGGCAACTGGTCAGGCCGCTGCTGGTTTCGCCGAGTCTATGGGAGCATCCGCTGCACTTCAAGCAGGAATCTTGTCGGCATTCGAGACAGCTGCTGGCTTTGCATCTCTTGCGATCTTCGATTATTTTGGTGCAGCAAACCACTTCATCTCTGCTGGCATCTATGCTGGCGTGGCTGCAACAAGCGCCGGCGGCGGAAATGTCCAAAAGAAATCTGTCAACCAGTCGGCTGCCGGGGGATCTGCGGGAAGATCTGCCGGAGGTGAATCGCCGAACTTCGAAG